CTTGGACTCTGTACTCCATCAATTCGAATCTAGCCTTTCCGTCGGCATACACCCCGATAGCCCCGCCGATGGCGACGAGGTACGGGGCTATTAGCTTAACGAGGTCCTTGAGCGATAGTTTCATAATATTCCTTTGCGAACCTGCGACCCGCTGATTAATAGTCAGCTGCTGGGAGAAATTGGCTCAACAGCGGGCTTCCGTCAGCGGGTGGGCATTGATGGGTTACAGCACCGCCCCGGGCAACATTGCTGATGCATTGTGGCATCAGGTATCTTGTTTGGAGGACCTCCTTTAAAATCCGTTTGATTGAATAAATCCTGCCATTCTTCTTGCGATAGAATCGTAGCCAGTTTCTGGGTGAGTTCCTTCACTTGGTGTAAAGTATGTACTGAAGTTATACTTATTCCAACCGAGCGTATTATAGAAATCACAAATCGGTACATGGTTTGCTTCTACGCACTCAAGGATTTTTGCCGCTTCTTCTTTAAGCGTGATGCCTTGAGAATTTTCCCAGTTATCGGAATAGTAAGGGTCGGTTCTGTTGTTACCTATATAACGAATGGTAGGCGTAAAAACAAAAATCTTCAAGGCACCATTTGCCGCAAGCAATTCTTCAATAATCTTGTTTATAGCCCCAAGGGTTTCGCTGGCGTTCGTGCTTCCAACGTCTCCAAGGGCAACGCCGGATGCAAAGTCGTTAGTACCCGCAAAAAGAACAACTATGTCAACGCCGGTCACGGGGTTGTTTTTTAAAGCATTGATGTAAGAAGAATAATTTACGCCTTGAGTAATCATGTAGTTTACCGCAGCATCAATATTCGTCCATTCATCCGTACACCAAGCATGAACTCGGTTGTATATATCGAGGTTTGCGTATGCTTGGTCGGAATTTGTAACTGTGGAAGAAGATGCCGCACGAGGAGCGTATCTCGTACCGCCTACTCCCGCATTAAAGGTCTTTGCACCAGTAAATTCTTCAAGATATTTTACATAGCCTTTTCCTTGGTAGGTAAACTGGGTTATGGAATCACCAATGCACATAACTTTTTTACCTTTAAACCAGTAAGGCTTAAAACTTTCTATTTCGGCACCCAAGTCTTCCTCTTTTCTCTCAAGCAAAAAGACCCTCCCTGCCAGGGAACTTTCGGAAACGTTGTACAAAACAACATCAACGCCATTCGCATCCCCTGCTTGCGTTCCTTTGTAAAATAGCCAGTTATCGTATCCTTCGGGAAGTACAAGTTTTTGCCAAGTTTCAAAAGAAACATTTGTCTTGTAGGTAATTTGAGAATGTACACCACTGCTATCCCTTGCATAAATATCAAAGGTGGTTACACTTCCATAATAGTTTTTGTGGAGCAAGTAATAATCGCTTTCCCCTTCAACCGGAGTGTATGAAAAAGTAAGGTTTGCGGAAGCGCCCGCTAGCTTTTTGGTAGCCACAACCGAACCCGTTTCCAAGTCCGTTTCAATGATTAGAATTTTACCCTGCAAACTTTCTATATCTGCAATATTTTTTCCTTTCGTTACGTTGTACAAAACAACATCAACGCCATTCGCATCCCCTGCTTGCGTTCCTTTGTAAAATAGCCAGTTATCGTATCCTTCGGGAAGAACTAGCTCAACTATTGATTCAAAAGAAACGTCTGTCTTGTAGGTAATTTGAGAATGTATGCCGCTGCTATCCCTTGCATAAATATCAAAAGTGGTTACACTTCCATAATAGTTTTTGTGAAGAACAAAAAGGTTGGTATCCCCTTCAACCGGAGCATATGAAATAGTAAGGTTTGCGGAAGCGCCCGCCAGCTTTTTTGTGGCTGAAATTTTTGCCGTGCCAACATATTTTTCCGAAAGCAAAGCGATAGATTCAAAGTCGCCCAGCCTGGTAAATTCGCTTGATACATTTATCTGCACAAACTTTGAAGCATCCCATTCACCACTATAATCCTCCTTGGCCTTATAAAAAATGCCTTGGTAGATATACAACTTATTGGCGACAGCGTTTGTTTCGTTGGGAACAAACGCCTGTGCCACGTTCCCAGCGAGTGCGTTCTGGCTGGTGAGCGTGAGCAGCGTGTCCTTGGGCATCTCTCCTGGGCCGTTAGTCTCGCTGTCAATAAGGATGCAGCCGTCTGCGGGGAACTCAGTCACCTCGTCCAAGAGGTGAACGTTGCCAAGCGCAACTGCGCTCGGGTCGAGCGTTACCTCGTCGATCTTTTCCTGCATGTCTTCCTTGGCCTCGTCGATGGCCTTGACAACGGCGTCGGAGGTGACGGGGTTGAAGGAGCCTTCTTCGGGAACCTGGTCAAATACAAGTTCTCCAACCATCTGCGACTTGAAATCGCCGCCCTTGATAGTCTTTCTAATCATTTTGCAATTCCTTTTGGTTTAAACCTTTTCTCTATACTACCCGCAACATTGGACAAGTTACGTCCTGAATAATACCTTTGGCCTTTAAGAATGATGGCTAGAGTGTAGGGGGCTAGAGTGTAGTGGCTTGGATGCAGGCAATTACGCGTGCATATCGTTCGGTAGCAAACTCACATAACCCCACCATGTCGTTCCGGAGTTGGCGCATTTGTAGCACAAGTCCACGTCAAGGACGAAACTCTTTAACCCGTCAGAATATCCGGAAAGAAGGAACTTACCGCGATACATTCCGACCGAAACGCCGCCGCCTGCCGAGAATCTCGGTATGGTAATGTCACCAATTCTTCTGCTTTGGCCCACGCCGGGGAATGTGCCATTATTGCCGAAAACACCAAAACCCGGAGAAGATGAGCCTACACGATATTCCGTTTGGGTACAATAGTCATAGTTTCCGGTATTGGCTAGCCAGCCATTCCATTGTTGATTAACACCGGTAGAGAAAGGAATGTTGATGCCTAACGTGTAGTCGCTGGATGTATCCTCTATAGATATTGTAAACCGCAATCTATAGCCTGGACCCCAGCTAAACTCGCCTAATTCGATGGCAATCCCTTGTGTCGCTTCAGACCCAGCTACGTATTTTGTCAATTTGAAAAGTTGTCTGTACGCAAAATTCCAGTCGAACTTATCACCGGCAGTCACCAACGAAACATCGGGACTGCCCTCCGCCGCATCCTTGTTTTCGTATGTTGTATCCGTCAACGAAATAGTGACGTTGACTGACTGGTTCGCCGTGAAAGTCCCCTTGCTTGTTCCGTTCTGCGTGATTGTAAGAGTGCCATTATTTGCTGCCGAAGGAATGCTCGGCTTGTTGCTCAAGTCGTTATAGGAGCCGCTGGTAGCAACAGTAGCAAACGAATCGTTTACAAGTTGGCTTGTCTTTGTGGGTACTGAAATGTCAATGCCAGTAAGTCCGGATTGGTTAGCAGAAAATATTCCTTGGCTTACGCCGTTTCGGTATATTGTCAACGTTCCATTGTTTACTGTCGGAATCGTCGGCTTGTCGCTCAAGTCGTTATATGACCCGCTGAAAGCAACCGGCTTCAAATCGTTCACCATCGTGGCGGTAATGCCGGAGTCAATGGCCGCCTGTTGGCTAGGCGTAAAGACGGGAATGCTAATGGCGTATTCCTGCACCCATGCCACGGACGAGCCGCTTACGGTCGCGCTCCAGCGTTCCGCCGTGCCTACCCCCTGCACGTAGGCGTAGTCCTTGTCGGCTATGTCAACGCCTCCGTATGGCGTAGTGCTGGGCAAGTCCGATGAATCCGTGAACGGGTCGCCGTTGTCTGTAATCAACTTTCCGCCGAGGTTCTGCAACATTCCGTTGACAAAATCCACCACCGCCTTGATGGTCGGGTAGTACGTGTTGCTGCTCTCATAGCCTGTAAGGGTCGTCTTCTTGTTTTCCAGCTTCTCGCACGCAGCCACGGACGCATTTATGGCGCTTGTCCAGTCGGGGAACTCGATGTCGTCGAATTCTGGGGTCATTACCCCGTCCGAGTCCTGCGAGATTCCGACAAGCGTCTTCGTCGTGCCGCCGGAAACGCTTACAGGCGACTGTCTGTCCTTCTTGCCGTTGAGCGCATTCGCGACGCCGTTTACGGCCATGGTGAGGGTCGCGATGGCGTTCTTGATGGTTGCCGCGAGACTTACGACAAAATGCTTCACGCCGCCCTCGGTGTTCTCGTCGACGTCGATTTCTCCGACAGTACCTTCCACGCTCACGGGTGTGCCGGAGCCGCCACCACTTCCGCCACTCGCCTTGTAGTTGCTTACCGTCCACATAAGGCCGCCGAGGCGATTGTACACCTCAATGCGGTATGTCTTCGTATCGTCAACGATCACGACGGCGCGCCCGTAACTATCGAGTACGATGTCAGCTTCGTTCAAAGTCCAGTCAAAATTCTTGTACGTGGTCGCCCTGTCGTCAGTCCCGTTGAGAAAGACGCGGAGAAAGCCGCTGACTTCGTTCACGCCGCCGAGGCTCTGGAATTGCTTGTTAGGGTCAAAAAGGTATTGCAAGGCCATGATTCGTTCCCCTTACATAAGGATTATAGGCTTGTTCGGGTTGGATGCGGAATAGTAGCGGAGCGAGAAGAAGTCGTTGTACTGTTCCTGTGCGTTCCATGTCGTAAGCTGAACGCTGTGTACGATGTGTCGTCCTATTTTGTTCTCTGTGCTGATGCCTTCGCCGATGTTGTCCGTGAGCGAGTATTCCTGCGTCCATTTCCCGAAGTCGATGGACGTGAGCGCTGTGCGCTGGCTCGCGGTCGGGAACGCGCGGAGTTCAACCGGCGAAACGTATCCGCTGTTCGAGAGGTCGGTGTCGTAGGCGGTTTCCGCCGTCCAGTCGTTCGAGAAGGATACCTGGGCGGAGTCAGCGGGGCATTCGCCGCCGTTACCGGAGTACACAATGCCCGTGAGGCGTCCCGCCTTGAAGAACAGGCTGCGGTTCGTCACGTTGGAATAGAACGGCGCGCGGATTCCGTAGGCGTTGCCGCTGAACGTATTGTTCACGATGCGTATAGATGGCTCGATGCCGTTCACATCGTCCGTCGCGTCCGCGAACTTCTGGAACGTAATAGGAACCGCGTTGTTTACCGTGCAGCCTTCCATCGTGAAAGTCATATAGTACGAGCTGCCGGACTTGTACGGGTAGATTCCAAGCTGGCACGCAGTTACCGTGCAGTCCTTGAGCGAGAGTCTCTTGTGGATGATAGTGCAGTCGTGGAGGTGGCACTTCGTGAACGATGCTGGCTGCACGTCCGTCTCGTTGTCGTTCGATGCCGCCATGCCTACAGACCACTCGCAGTCGTAAAGGTTGACAAGTGGCGCGATGTCCCACGCCGTCGACTTCGCGAACTTGGAACGCTCCCCGAAAAGGTTCGAGAACGCCGAGCCGTCCGCGAGGTACATCTCGCAGCCGTGTACGTTCAACGTGGTGCCGGTGAACTTGACCGACTGCGCGCGGACATTGAACAGAGAGACGGAACCGCCAGCGAGGTCGCACAGCCCGTCGATGGTGGCGTCGTGTACCTCTTCGAGTACCGATGCAGCCAGTCCCGAAATACTGCGGCCTTCGAGGTATAGCTTCGTGGACACGTTGAGCGAGTTCGCGATGTCGCAGAGCCGAGCCTTGACGTATATGTCAGCGTTGCCGAAGTCCTTGAGCTCGATCACGTTCATCGGAGCGTTGCCGTTTACCGAGAGGAAGTCAACGAACGCGCCCGCGTAGGTGCCGGAGAAATTGATGAAATTGAACGAGGCCGCGCTGTACGTGGTCGTCCACAGGTTGTCATCCCAGCGTGCGCCCTGGAACTTGACCTTGTCCATCGTCGGGTTGAAGATTCCGCGCGCGCAGAAATTGCAGTTGCTGAACTTGAGATAGCCTTTCGCCGTGTACGTGGCATTAACGCGCATGTCGCCCTCTACCGTCTTGCCGGTAACGGCGCATGACGAGGAGATGGTCCTGTTCGCGAGGAAGTCGCGGTCGAGGACGAGCTTGTCAGCGTTGCAAGTCCAGAATGCAGAAAGCGAACGGAACCAAGAGAGCCGTGCCTCATGCTGTCGCGTGAAGTAGAAGTCGGCAATGTAATCCGCGCCGCCCTCGTCCGCTTCCATGCCGTCAAGGTGGAAGAATGCGTTCGGGAACTTCGCGCCACGGTCGAACTTGACCGTCTTCGTGGTCGTGAAGATCGTGTTGGCAGCGTAGGAGCCTTGCACGAATCGTGGAATAGGAGAAGTGCAGAGAAGGTGCGAGCCGACTTGCGACGGATAAGAAAGGAAGCTGGAAATATTGGTCTCGTTCACTCCGGGGAACACGCCGTAAAGCGTGCATGGTATTGTATCGCAATCCCAAAGGAGAATCCAGCGGCCAGAATCGGAATTGTTGGACGCGATAACGTAGCCGCCGTCCGGCGTATTGTTCGCATCCTCGTCCCAAAGGTAGAAGCGTGCGGGGCTGTCGCCATTTTCGTAATACCCCGTAACGAGAACCACTCCGGAATCCGTGTTTGCATCCTCAAGGTCTGCAATCGTTTCAACGTTAGTCACGGATTCCGCCGTCGGCAACTCGAATCCGATTTCGAAATGGTCGAACGGTTCAAATTCTGCATCCGTGGATTCCTCTGACATCTGTCCAGGAAAGCCGATGTACTTCTCAATGAACACGTCGATGATTGCGGAATCAAAGAAGATTGTATCGGCAAGCCTTCCAGCATTGTTGAGCAGCTGCGGGTTTTGCGCCTGTACGAAATCTTCCCCCTGCATAGTGAAGACATCAACCTTCGTGTCGCTGTCGTGAGCATAGAATGTCACACGGCCAGCCAGGGGCTTTCCGTCAAGACCTACGATACTTTCTGGGTTGAATCCAATCTTCATACCTTAATTTTCCCATCCTGGCATTGTGAACGTTTTTGCGATTTCTGCCGCGCTCTTGACCTTCTGCGTTTCGAGCTGCACGGCCTTCTGTTCAAGGTCAAGCTGCGCCTTGTCGGCTTCGGCTGCGGCCTTTACCGCATCTCCACCGGCTTGCAGTTGCGACTGAAGGGCCATCTCTTCCATCTTGAATTCGTGGCTCATCTTCATCTTGAGAATGTCGGCCTCGATGCTCTTTTCCATCTCTGCGCTGGACTTCTGGTAAGTTTCAACCTGTGCCGTGAGCTGGAGGATTTCGGCGTCCTTCTGTTCGATTGCAGCCTTCATCTGTTCGATTGTCTGCTGCATTTCTGCTTCCATCGGTGTCGGCTGCGGTGCAGCATTTAGTTCGGCGTAGAGCTGTGCGAGGATTTCGTTATCCGGATGAGTGCGGAGGATTGCGTTTGTGATGAATCTCTTCTGGTTAGGTTCAACCACCGGCATGAGCGCAGTCAGTTCCTGACGAGCGATCTGCAATTCCATGTAGTTTTCGGGTCCCTGCGTCACCTGTACGTTTACACCTTCGTAGCCTAGCAAAGCGAGAACCGTGTCTCCGATAGCCTTGAAGGTAGTGCGGAGATGTGCGAAATAGTGGCGCACGTTGTTCTGGAACACCTTTGCCGTGTACATGGCAGCGGTCGCAGTTACATCCGTTTCGACGTCGGCGAGACCCTTGGAGTCAACGCCCGTGATAGACGGAAGCATACCGAGCGTACCCTGAACGATGCCCTGAACGTCCGCAAACTGGACCGTATTGTCAAGCCTTTTAGGCATGTCAAGGACGGTCTTCTTGTCATTTGCAAGCCTGTTTGCCGGAACAATCGGGTTGATTCCCGTTCCCGCGTTCTTGTAATAATTATCAAGGTCCTTGAAACTTTCGGCATAGCCTTGCCATTGCGGTTTCGGAGAAAGAGTAAGTCGTTCGCCCAGTTGCGTGAAGCTGTAGTTCACGATGCGCTGCACGTCTTCCGCCTTCGACACAAGGCCGGTGTATGTAGCCTTTCCGTCATCATCCCACGTATCCTCACCCCAAACGGGGAAAATCGGGATTCTGTGGATAGGGATTACGGTTTCTTTTTTAACTTCTTCACCATTCTCGTCGATATACGTGTCCGAGACTTCCTTGTCGTTCACGAACGTGTATACATGGCATCCGTCAGTATCGAGTACATAGTACGTGATGATTGGCACGAGTTCGGCGCATCCGGCGTCCGCGACAATCATCATCGCGTCTTCGCGTGGGAGGTATTGTTCACCCATGTGTACGCGAATCCATTCTCGTGATCGGTAGTCAATAAGAGCGCCTTCCATTGCGTCGGAACCGTCCAACTCCGTAGAGTCCGGATCGAGTACGACTCGCTTCAAGTCCTTGACGGAGTAGATGACTGGAACTTCGTTTCCGGAAGGGTCAGTATCCGAACCGAGGGCCATCACGCCGAGGCCAAAAGCCACCTGGTTGGTAACGGATTCCTCCGAGGCGAACCTGTTGGAATCCTTCTCAAAGAACTTGTCTATTGCGCCGTCAATATCTAATTCTCCGGTAAACCACGTAAACGGGAAAGCGGAGTAAGAATTCGCTACGGAGTGGACCTGGTTGGACAGCACGTTGATGGTGATTCTGTTACGTGCGCGGGAGATAAACTTGTCATCACGCTTGTTCCATTGCTTTCCGGAAAGCATCTTCTTGTTTTCTTCGATGCGGTCATAGAGGCCGGAGAACTTCGCCTTCGACCTGGACTGGAACTTCTTGAACTTATTGAGGATCTCTTGAGACATCTTACACCTCTATACTACCCGCTATTTTACTTCCCACGCGGGTCTGCTTGCCGCAGTACCACGGAGAAGGTCGTTTCCTTCCGTGATGAGCCAAATCTTGAAAGCGTCTTTTAATTTCGGATTCTTGTGTCCGGTCACGACAATGCCTGGATCTTCCTTGATGTCCTGGAGGAACATTTCGGATTCCGGAGATAGAGAGCCCTTGCTGCCGCCGATAATTTCCGATACGGAAGCCTTCGCCTTCTTTTCCGTCCTTTTCTTGTCCTGGTCCTTTCTCAAGTCCTTCGGATCAATGCCGAACCTTGAGAGAGTCCTTTGGGCAGCAGCATCGTTTCCGGCTTCGTTCACCACGTAGCTCTTCAAGATGTCCGTATATGTGTACGGGTCCTTTGCGTAGTCCTTGATTCCCTTCTTTTCCATTAGGGAGATAAGTTCCGGATTTTCCACCATGGCTCTCTTGATAGATTCTGGAGCGCCGTTTGGGTCAACGAAAGCGTTGTCAATCATGTTCTCAAGAGGCTGTTTTTCCTTCGAGAACTTGGAAACGTCTCTCATCAGCTTCCAGCCTTCGGAAAATTCGTCAACGGCCTCCTTATTCTTGCTCAATTCGCCTACGTCAAGGATGTCCCTGTACTTTTGAATCTGTTCTTCGGAAAGTCTGTCAGGAGTCACTCCCCTACGGAGCTTGTCCGCATACTGTTCGTTAGTTTCGGCATTATGCAGCTTTATTCTTGCTTCGGCCTCCTTGACGAGATCCTTTGCCTTCTGTTTCTCGCTGCTGTTGTCTTCAAGGAACTTTCTCACCCATTGCGGCATAGTTCCGCGAACCTTCCCGACATTCAATACTGCGCTGATTGCTGGAGCGATAACCTTGTTCACGCCGAGGTTGGTTGCCGTTCCGATTGCTGCATCGGTAAATGCGTCCTTTTTGTCCGCATAGTCCTTTGTTCCGAGCAGATAATCACCGGACGTGACTACGGAAGGGGCAATCGCGGCAGAGCCTACAGCACCTGCAACCTTTCCGGCAGAACTACCAAGCAGTCCGCGTGCAATAGCAGCTTCGGCTCCGCCCATGGGGACCATGTAGGCCGCATTCTGCCCAAAATCCATTGCCGTTTCAAGATTGGTGGGTTCACGGCCTTCTTCAAAAGCCTTGTATCTGCGAGGAGTGAAAGCCTTTGCAGCTTTAGACCACGCATATTGCCCAAAATTCTCAATTTCCCCGTTTTCATCAAGTCCTTCGAGAGCGTTTTTTCTCGCTTCCTTGATGTCGGAGTTCATCTTGTCAACGGCGACCTGTTTCCAGATGTCATAAATAGTTTCCCACCCTCTTTCTCCAAGAGTGGAGTCCTTTTTCAAGGCTTTCTTCTTCCATTCTGCACGCTTTTCCGGAAAGTCTTCCACGAATTGCTGGAGAGCTGTCCTTCCGCCTTCCTCGTCTTCGATGTCGAGCAAATTCAAGATGGACTTGTAGCTTGGAATCGATGGCTTTTCGGACTTTTCAATCCGAGCCGTAAGCCAAGGGTAAGAACCGCCGAGGCTGTCAAGCACGGCGTTCGTATATAGTTCTTCAGTAATTCCTGGAGCGCTTCCCGTAACTTCCGCAACCCTTTCCGGAATACCGAAACCTTCGTTCTTTCTTTCTGCAAGTATTTCCGAAATTCTAGCCATATTAGAGCTTCCTTGCGAGGTATGTTGTTCCGTCCGAGTTAGTCTTCCATTGGGCATACTTGAGCGCAATCTTCCTCTGTTCGGCAGAGAGCTTGTTCCATTCCCTTTCCTGTTCTGCGGGGCTCAAGTTCTCAATCACGCCGATGATGTCCTTTACTTTCTGCTCGGCCCTCTTGGCTTCAACCGTCTTCCCCTTCGATTCCTTGAGGAAGCCGAAAAGGTTGTCAAAGTCTTCGGAATTCATTTTAGGGCGCAGAACTTCTTCCACGTACTTTCTGTCAGCTTCCGTAAGCTCGCCCTTTTCTTGCTTGTACCTGTAATAGTTCACAAGTTCGTTTGCGTTCTGTCCGCCGGAAGATTCCTTCAACGCTTCCTTCAGTCTGTAATAGGATGTCGGCAGTTCCTGTCCGGTTTTTTCCGCCCATTCTTCGGCAGAACGGAGGGCCACGTTGATTTCGTTTCGTGCCATGTTCTGCTGTTCTTCGTTCTTGGAATTAAGTCCCCAAGTCAGTTTTTCGGCGTTCTTGAGTTCGTTCTCGATTCCGTTACGGGAAGATTTGAGCATCCCGTCGTTGCCGAGCTGGCTGGAGAACGCATTCTGCACCATGGAGTTGTAGGCGCCCATGTCTCCGGCTTCCGCACGCTTTGCAGCGACATCTACCATGCCGGAAGATATGCCAGGATTCTCTCGGTCAAACTTCTCGATCTGCAAGTCAATTTCCGCAAGCTGTCTTTCAAGGTCTGCGAGTTCTTTGCGTTCTTCTTCAAAAGGTTGCACCGAAACGGGAGTTCCAAGATTACCGCCAGCAGCGGCAACCGATGCGTCGTATGCGGCCTGTCCTCCCATGTTGACAGGCTGTGCGTTCTGTTGATTTCTCCAGCGGAATTCCATAAAGTCTCCTTATCTATCCATGATTCCGGTCATAGTGAGCCCTTCCGAACCATCCAAAGTTCGGATTTATCGTCCTTGACCCGTCCTTATTCTTTTTGCCTTCCCTACCTGCGACAGCCCTTCCTATGGACGGGGCCGTTAGCAGTTCCTTTGCAACTTCCGAGGATTCGCGAGGATTGCTTCCGCCGAGGTACGTGTACCACTTGCCGCCACCACGGAACTGAACCGCGATCTTGTTATTAGGCAAGATTTTCACGCCGGAAACGGCAGAAGAACCAGGCGTAAAGTCTACACGTGGCTGAACATCTTCTCCAGGCCACCAGCTATCCAAAGACCTTTCCCCTGCAGGGCCACCAGTTGCAAGAGCCTTGTTGTGTTCTTCAAGACTCTGCGAAAGTGCGCCCTTCGACGCGAGTTCACGATTCAAAGAGCTGTTCTCATACGGGGTATCGCCACCGACATAAATCATCGGATAGTTGAAATCACTTGTAAGCCCTGGATACGTGAAAGCCGCGCCGGGGAGTTTCTTCCCTGCGGACGCGGAAAGCACCTTCGACATCTTGCCGCCTGTGAACATTCCGACACCAGGCAAAAGAGACATGGCAAGACGAGGGAGTGCGTCAAGTATCATCTTCCACGATACGGCCATTACATTCCAATCCTCTGCTTGAGCGCTTCAATCTGTGCCGCAATCTGTTCGCGCTGCTGCACGAGCCTTGCGCGTTCATAGGACTTCCCTCGGATAAGACCGGCGGTGTCGCCGAAGAGTCGCTTCTGTCGTTCCTCTTCGTCAATTCTGCGCTGCCTGTCCTCGGCATTGATTCTGTCAAGTTCAGCGTTGCGGTTGCGTCTGTATTCTCGCTCGTCCTTCTCGATCTGCGCCCTCTTTACTTGCGTGATGGCGTCACCGATTGCACCGAAGTTTTCACCAAGACGTTCGCGTTCGGTGACGGTCTTCGGAGGAGCGATGTTCACACCCTTCCATCTAAATCCAACGTTCATCGGCATATATATTCCTCCTTATGCCAGGAAAGCACCGGCAATCTTTGCAGCGCCGCCGATGATGTCGCCCATCCCGTTCGAGCGGCTTGCGTTGAGGTTCGCCTTGTTCTGTGCAATGTCGCTCATGACTTCAAGGTTGGCGTTGTTCTGGTTAGCCATGTTGCCGTAGTAGTTGCCGATAGCGTCGGCAAGAGCCGTGCGATCGTTCCCGTAAAGGGAGGCGACGGAGCCGAGGTTGTTGATTTTCTGCTGTCCGGTCTGCCATTCCTGCAGCTGCTTGTTGCGTTCCTGCATCATGCGGTCGTATGCGGACTTCCATTCTTCGCTTGCTAGGGCTTGTTGCTTCGCTGCAACCTTGTCCAGATAGTTGGAAGAGAACCTGTTGCCGCCCGACGCGCTCGCATTGTTGATTGCTCCCATGGCTGCTGCCACGCGCTGATTCGCTGCAGGGTCCATGAATTCGTTCACGTTGCCCTGGTAATCAAAATCCTTTCGCTGCGAGATGGCTTCTACAAGGTTGTTTACGGCGTCGTTGTACTTTGCGGCATTGTCGCCGTACATTCCCTGCATCTGTCCGTAGTAATCGCCATAGAGGGCGTTGTTCTTCGCGGCAATATCGTCTGCGTAAGCCTTGATTTCGTCAAGGCTTGCAATACCCTGGTTCACGGCCTTGTTGTTGGACGTGCCGAGAAGGTCGCCGAGAGTGTCAAGAATTCCCATTTACTTTTCCTCCGGTTCTTCCTTTTCTTCTTTCTTCTTTTTCGGCTTCTTCATCTCTTCTTCGGCCTTGTCGAGTTCCATGTTGTCCACGAAATTCTCGATGGCGTCCTTGAGCTTCTTCAAGCCTTCAACCATTTTCATCTTTTCATCTTGCATTGTTGTCTCCTATAGTGCCGAACATGATGACCTGCACAACGGACTTTTCCGGCAACGTGAAATTCCTGTCTTTTGCCTTTACTACTATACTACCCGAATGCTCCGAGTTCGCCCACGAAAGGAGACTCGTTCTCGGAGGAGTCACGGGGAGAATATTGGGACCCGCGTCCAGAGTGGCCGTCATCGCCACCATGAACGGGGTCTTGACGACGTGCCATTCGCGCTCGTCGTACTCGTTCCAAATCCCGCAGAGGACACCCCATACATCCTCCTTGGGGCTGTTCATATTGATGAGTGCGTTACGCATCCTAGATCATCCTCGCCGTTGCTTCCGCCCTGATGGAGCAGGAGTTCAGAATCAGTTCCGTCGGGTGGGAGTATGTCAACCGGATGACGCACTTGCGGCACATTCCGAGGTTGAGGAAACGGACTCGGTGCGAATAGTCGCCTGTCCGTCCGAGCGAAGAAGAGCGCACGTTCCCGAATGTGTTGCCGCCGTCCTTGGAGACTTCCAAAAGAAGCATCGGCTTGAGTTCGTAATCGTCCCAAGAGCCGACATTACATTCGATGGCGATTTCCTCGAAGATGAAATTCTTGAGGTTGTCTACGATTACCGCCGTCTGCCTGTGGCGAATCATCGGAAGGGATGTTCCGTCCGGAAAGTCCTCCTTCCAGTAATTCCCGTCAAAGAGGCAGATGCAGCCGTCATTCGTGAACGTGTAGAACTTTTCGTTGAAATAGGCAACCGCACCGGCACGCCATTGTGACTCGACGCCGCTTGTCTTGTTTCGGCTCGTGCGCTGGTGCCATCCGCCATCGAGCGTGTCGTACACCCACGTTTCGCCGATGTTATTCAGCTGGAGAACGAAGAAATTGTGGTCCGCGATGGAATAGCAGAAGCCGTATGCGGACTCGGTGGACTCCTGGAGCAGCTTGTGTTCCATCCAGTCTTCGGAGATTTTCTTGAACGTAGTGCCGGAAACCATCATCACGGCCTTGCCGTACTGCGCCCCCGACGCCACGAAATAAACCACGGAGCCGGAAGACGCGACGGAATAGGGAGCCTCAAGCCCGAAGGAATTCTGCGCCGTGTAGCTCGTGCGAATCCAGTCCTCGAACTCGCCGCTGCCTCGCTGCCATATTTCAACCGTTTTCGGGCCATACACATAGAGAGTGGGGCCTACGGCATAGAGTGCGTTGATGTTGTCGCTGGAACTTTCCGTGTTGAAGTATTGCTGTACGTGGTAATCGTCCTCGAAAACGTGCAGACGGGATTCCACCACCTCCGTCTTGACCGTCACCCCGTCGCCCTCGTATTCAGGCTTGCCGTCCAGTCCCATCTTGAACATAGTGCGCTCGTCGTTGGCAAGCGGGTACGGGATGGAGTAATAGCAATAGCCGCTCCCCGAATCGTTCACGACGATTGAACCCGCAACCACGGCCACATGGGACGGAGTAATCGTGCCGCCCCTTGCCGTTATACGTTCGGGCAGCTGTATCTGTACGAGTTCGCCGCCTTCAAGAAGGTCGTAGTAGTAAAGGTTCACGCCGTCTGCAACGAGAAGGAGCGCACGCGGGCCGCCAGTCTCCGCGAAGGAGATACGCGAACCCGTGGGCGCAACGTTACCGATGAATGTCCGGTTTCCGTATGCGTCAAAGCGGTAGAGAGCGTTGCGGAACACCGCGAAAAGGTCTTCCTTGGAGTTCTGCGCCTCAAGCCCGATAGTGGAAACGTATGCGCCACGGCATCGCGTGTTTTCCGTAATGACGGAAAGGAGCTTCATTCCAGGAACGGATTCCATGTACTCGTCCGCACCGTTCTTGGAATAGAACATGTTACAGGACCATTGCGAGCCCTGCATGGCCGGAAACTTCGCCTTGTTGGAAGCGCCGACAAGAAACTGCGTGACCTTTGCCGTTGCCATGTTACAACCCCACTCCGCCGAGTCCGTTGTAGTAATCGTCCATGTAGCCGCGAGAGCCGTTGTCGATGTTCGTCAGCGGACGGTTCACTAGCGTGTTCCTGTCGATGGAGTCCTTCGCAGCCGTGAGGTCATCCTTCGCCTGTTCAAGGTACGAATAGAGCTTGTACCTCTTGCAGAGGCGCACTTCAAGTGCGTAAAGGATGAGGTTGTGGTAAAGGTCGGAAAGGTAGATGGTGTCGCCAAGTCTATACTTCGGAAGACGTGAATTCACGAACACCTTCAGCTCGACGGGGTTGCTTCCGTTGAGTTTCAGTACGCCGACCACGCGCTGTTTTCCGGACGGGGCCGTATCCGTGTCTACCGTATAGCAATAGATCTGCGGAAGGCTGAACGTGTTTGATGCCGCAAGGTCTTCGGGACTTGCAGGAGTCAGCCGCAGCCATCGGATGCCGACCTTCCTGCTCACTCCCTTCACGGAGTCTGGCGGTTCGGAGTCCACGCAGTTCGGCTGCTGTTCTTCGCCTTCCTCAAGTTTACGGAAAACGATTGAACCGGCAGAAACCCTGTCGTATTCCTTGACCGTGCAAGAAAGGAAGCCGTCCTGGTTGATGTCCGTGATGGCACGATTCAGGAGACCTTCTGCAACGGAGGCGAGTTCGCCGGATACGGCCTCGCCGTCTTCAACGAGGTTCACATCCTCGCACGCGCTCTGGATAAGTTCATTAACTGTCATATATTCCTCTCGTTTCTATACTACCCGCACGGAAAAAAGGCCGCAGGGAACAGGCCCTGCAGCCATGGGAGGAGAACTTCCCGCAAGCAACGACTTTAGTCGAGCTGGAGGTAAGTAGTTACGGATTCGCGGTGGTCCTGGATTTTCGCGAGGTACGGCATATCCAGTCGCACGAGCTTCACGCCGTTCTTGCCATCACCGAAAGCCATGAGCTTGATGGTGATGTTGCCTTCGGTGCCGACATCCTGCGTTTCGCTACCGGGCAGGGAGTCGAAGCGGTACTGGTCCCAGCCGAGGCAGGTTTCAGTACGGCACTGGCCGACTGCGTAGTGCTTGGAAGCGGTGAGGAGCGGGGTGAGCGTCAAGGTGACGGTCGTGCCGACAGCTGCGGCACCGATCGCGGCAGCACTCATCCAAGCGTTTGCGTTATTGTAGCCCTTGCCGCTGGCGGTGATGCGGAGTTCCGGAATACCGTAGACGGTATTTGCGCCCTGCTTTTCGGAGGTCCAGAAGATGACGTAATCGTTGTCGGTTTCGATGCCGGAAGCGTTACGAA